GTTTCATACTCAATCACAGTCTTTCTCATTTCCTTCAGCTCATCATATACACCAAAGGCAGCACCACGTACTTCTTCCCTAGTTAATTTCTTCTTACCAATAGTCTCCCTCTCATCAGCTAGCTTAAAGATAGCAGCAGAATAGGCTTCTTCAAATGCTGCTTCATAAGCATTCTTCTTAGAAGATATATCTGCCAATTCTCTTTCTAAGTGGGCCTTATATCCACCATATACTGTGAGGAATAATTCTAGCTTCTTAGTATCAGCATTCATAAGAGAAGAGAAATCTAGTTCTTCCCGTTCCCCCAAATCAATTTTCATGGAGGGAACATTTACATCCTTTACATATTCATCAGCTTTCGTTATTGCTGATGATGGAGTCCATCGCTTTTCCATTCGGCACCTCTTTACATCTACAATATTTCTCACCTGTACACATCACAGGCATACGAACCATTCGTCTAATGCGTTCACATTTCTCTAGAAGCTGAGTCCAAACTTCTTCATTCCTAATTACTTCAAAACATTTAACCTGTTGGTCATTCTTATTCTCATATAATACAATACCATGTTTTAACTTTAACAGATTTAAATACATCTGAAGTTGAAGATAGTGGTCAGGTTTAGGATCAGTAATTAATGATTTAAAACCTTTATCATTAATAGATTTTAATTCTACGACAGTCTTTCCATATACTTCATGCTGTATTAAGAAGTCATATCTCCCTGCAATAGGGGGGTCATTTAAATAAACAGATTGTTCTTCAGCTACCCAGATATTCATTTCTTTAAAATATTTAGAAAATCTATATCCTAGATAATCTCCACAATCGAAGATACGTCTAACATTTGCTGAGATAGGGGTTGTCGCAGCCATACCATAAAAGGCTAAATACACATACCTATCACAAGGACTACTTAAAACAGAAGGATAAAATTTGCCTCCCCTACTAGGGTGGGGCTGCTTCTGTAATCTATCATCTAAAGTCTTAACAAGCCATTCATCTTGATTAACCGCTACACTAATCGTGGGCTTGGTAGTTCTGCGCTTTCGGGTTGTTGTAACAGCGGTTCTTCTGCCAATTTGTTTAACGCCTGCCATAATGTATCCTTCACCCCCACCTTAGAATTTTCTTTTATATGAAGTATATTTTCAACTCCATAGATTCGCATTATATCTGCATCCCTCTTAACATCTCGTTTTTTAAGATGTCCATAGATACCATCGGCTTCTATCACCATTCCTAGTTCAGGGACAAAGAAATCAGCTATGTATCCAGAGATTGGTACTTGTTGGTCATAGCGGAGTCCTATCTCAGATAAAACTTCCGCTATAACATTCTCCTGTTTAGTATAGTCTTTAGGTAACACTCGTTTTTAACTCCTCAAGACGAGATGGATTCTCAATAAAGAAATGTTTTAAACCGTTCATACCTTGAATCTTCTCTTCCCCATACATATACCACGGGCCTCTCTGAGAGATTAAATCTTGCGTAAGAGCTTCACGAATAAAGCTTTCGACTACATCAATACCACCCTCAATTCTAAATGGAATCTTTACATTATTCCAATGCTCTCCACCTATCTTAGTCTTCCGTAATCTAATATCCATATCAAACCCTACCTTAGTACCTTTGGGTTCTTCAATCCATCCGTCACGTTTAACCTGTAGTAGTGAATGAGCAAAGAACGTTTGAGCCAATCCTCCTGGCATTGCATCAATGGATACAGGGCCAAGACTAGAACGTATTTGATTAATCAATACCAAAGCCGTCCCATTTTTTAAATGGGGAAGCAGCTTCGGTAGAGAGGAATTCACAAATCTAGCTTGCCATGCCATTGGATTATATCCAAACTCTTCTTCATAAACAGCAGAGGGAACAAGCCCTGCCATACTATCAAGTACGACTAGTCCTACCCCATTCATCATCATTTCTCTAACTGTCTCAAATGCCTCTTCTCCAATCGTTGGTTGACTGACCAGTACATCTTCCGTAGTCAGCCCACATTTTTCCATCCATGCGGGATCCCAAGATTGTTCTGTATCTACCCACCCTACAAGGTCATCATTATGTTGAGCATTCACAGCTATCTGTGAAGCCAAGAAACTCTTACCAACATTGGGAGGGCCATACAACAGAGATATACGCTTCTTAGCTATACCACCGCCCGTAAGCTTATCCAAAGCTGGTATCCCAAAAGGGATTTTATCGTAGTCTAGTTCCGTGCTATTCCCCCGTTTAAGATTCAGCCTCTTGTTTCCTAACAACTGTTCAATTACATCTTTCGCATTATCTTTCATGCAATACTCCTTTATATTATTTATCTAGTACCTCTTCAATTTGAGCATCTATCCTATTTTTCAACACATGCCATACTTGGTCTGCAACCATACCAGCTTCATCAATCTGTTGATTAATCGGCAAAGAAGTATCAATTTGGTCTATAGATAAATCTACTCGACCATATTGATTAGTTGCCAAGTCACCTACCCTAAACGTAAACCCTAGATGTACACTTACTTTAGCCATTCTATTCCTCCTCTAATCCCAATCTATATAGTCTTCTATTATATCACATTTCAGCTTTGGTAAACTCCATTTAGCCCAGTTAGATTTAGTTGCCCACGAACCGTCACATACATCTATATCAACTTTAAGTGGGATATCTAAACTGTTTGCTTCTAGTATGAGTTGTATTTGCTGTGGTAGTTCACGTATTTCGTCATCGTGGATTTCACAAATGATTTCATCATGGACTTGCAGCAAGATATTACTCTTTTTATCCTTGAGATATTCATGTACATATATCATCCTCTCATTTAAAATATCAGCACTGGTGCCTTGTACCAAATAGTTCACACCCTTATATCCCAACGTATTATCTAGTCTATAGATACGACCATACCGATTCTTTATCCATCCCCGTGACTCAACCGTAGAGATAACTCTATTAATGAACGAGCGAGAGCCATAAATATTATTAAAATATTGTTGCTTGTAAGCTTTCGCCTGGTCAGTTGTGGTACTCAATTGTTGAGCCAATCTTTTATTGCCCAATCCATATAGAATACCAAACGTAATATTCTTTGCCATCTGCCTATAGAATTTAAATTCCAAATGATCTTCCTTAATGCCAAAAGCTATCTTAGCTGATTCACTATGGAAGTCTACATCATTTCTATTTAGCAATTCATCCATCTCTGTGTTATGGAGATAGCTCAGGAAGACACGTACTTCCATTTGTGAATAGTCAAAGCTAACCAGGGTGTAGTTCGGTCTAGGTATAAATAATCTCCTTACCGCTACTTGGTCTACATCAGAAGCATCAAAAGATTCATCGCCTACAAACCCCCACGTATCTAAAACGGAATTACTAAGTTCTACATCAGATAAATCTCCCTTAGATTTAGACGATACAATTGCATTTATTCGACCTTTAACAATATCTCGTTCTTCATCTGATAAAGACCTATCACTAAGTTTAAAGTGGGTACGAGGGATGTTCTGAAGGTTGGGTTCTCTAGAGGAGAGCCTACCTGTTAGGGTTCCCCAATTACAGAATGAAGTGTGAAGCTCTGCTGTTTCAATATACGGATTAATATACGTAGATTGAAGTTTCTCCAGAGAACGATACTGACGAACTAAGCCTGCCAGCTCATTATCTATTTGTACTAATGCAACCTCACTCCATGACTCTTTATCTTTAGGAGTCTTGACAGGAGACTGAATGCCCATGCTTGTAAATATTTCTCCTAGTTGTTGAGTACTACTAATATTAAATTCATACCCAACCTTACTATATATACTTTGAGCTACTTCTTCTTTACGAAGAATAAGTTTCTTAGATACCTCATCAGCATATTCAATATCAACTATAACTCCACGCCGTTCCATATCAAACAATACTTTAGTTAACTCACATTCCATATCAAATATATTCATTTGATTACTTTGTTGTATCTGTTGCAATCTATCTAAATATAGTTTCTGTGTATACCAAACATCTTTCTTGCAGTATTCACCTAATATATCAGGATGTGCCATAGAAAAGTCTTTGAGCCATTTCTGTTCTCGTAAATATTTTTTAGTCTCTATATCATAGCTAGCTGCTTCCTCACCATAGCTACGCTTAATAGTATCTGTTAATCCCAAGTCTCTAATAGCAGTATGCTCAGTTAAACGTACCATCACTAGGACATCAACCAATCGTTGATGGTCTAAGATTAATCCTTCATTAACTAAGAAGTGGAGGTCAAACTTAATGTTATATCCAATCAAAGTAGAGGGGATTTCATTAAGCCACCCTATTACTTCTTGTCGAGCCTGCTCCGTTAAATTTTCTCCTTGTTGATGCCGAAAGGGGAAATAATAATTAAATGACGATTCTCCATCATAAGAACCGATTCCTAATCCACAAATTTGATTCGCTCCATAAGGATTAAGGCCATTCGTTTCCACATCAATAACCCATTTATCAGATGATTGCAATCCTATTTGAGCCGTCTTATAATTAGTATTAGTAAATATCATGCGCCTGCCCCCAACCATTCTGGAGATTCAAAGTGTCCTGTTTCTGCCATACGTTGCATTAAGCCGTTAAAAGCTTCAGTAGGAGTTATACCTGTCCCTGTAAGCCAAAGCTTGTTTTTATTAGGAGCATTTATTTGCCACTGTTCTCCTGTCGTTTCTCGTGGATCTCTTCCTAACCTAATGTCAAAACTCGAAAAATTATAATACAACGAATTTAAACAATCTAAATCATCTTTACTAAATATCATGTTTTCTCCTCTTGTGGGGGCCGAAGCCCCCACACTTTACTTGCCTAGAAAAGTTCATCAAGCTTAACTGCTTCAGAGGATGGAGTGCTTCCATTGGATGATGCAGCAGAAGCTGTCACAGAACCGTACCTATCCTTAAAGTATTCCTTGACAGGGGGAAGGTCACCTTGCTCTTCAAACTTATCATCAGGAATCTCCATGTCCCTAGCAGTTGCAGAGATAGTATATGAAGTATCCAACATACCAGCACCAGTACGCTTAATTCGCATGACACCCTTATCAAGTTGGCCCCAATCATTATAAACATCGACCAACTGATTCCAGATGTAATCGCTACGACCAAACGTCAGGGCAACTAGACGGTAATCATTGACTACCTCTTTATACATCTTCTTACCACCAGGGCCAGATATCTCTTCCCAAGAGTCCACACGCTTCTCAGGATGTATTACTTCGTGTACGAAAGCCCAAAAGCCAAACTTATGGCTAGGCCGTGTATCTGAAGGAACATCCGAAGTGTCGGTATCTGGGTCAGACAGGAGGTTCACCCACCTATTACCAGACCTATACGTATAAATGTAAAACTCATCCAGCTTAGTATCATCTTCATGACCTGTAGCTAGAGCAGTTATGAAAGCTTGGTCACCATCTTTAAACCAAATCTCTCGTCCTACGGCTTGATTCCCATTACTAATACCAGTGCGCTGTTCTTCCCTTCTTTCTTGTATTCGATTTATTCCACCCATAATTTATATTCTCCTTACCAATAATTTCGTTTATTTATTATATCACAAAGCTGGTCTTGATTTCTTACATCTTGCACATCTTTAATCCCTGTAGGTAATGTTATATACGATACGATAAAACTTGTAGATAGTTCTTTAAAGATTTTATTCATAGCTCGTAATCCTGTAGTATCATTATCTAAACAAATAACAAATTCTTGTGTTGATATATTATACAACATTTCCTTCTGTTTTTTCGACATGCTTGACCCCAGTAAGGCTACCGAACCAAAACCATGTTGGTCTAACCACATCGTATCCAAACTTCCTTCTGTAATACAGATGAAAGGATGGATATCTAGATGGCAAGCTCCAAAAAGGAGCTTTGATTTCTTTAGCCCTTTAGAATACATATACTTAGGATTAGCATTCAACCTCCTACTAATCCATCCAACCAAACGCTTGTCGTTATCTTTAACGGGGATTATTAAATCATTGTATGTATTAATAGCGCATCCCCATTTTTCTAATGTATATCTATTGAACCCCCGTTCTACAATCCATTTAGGTACTAAGTCGCACATAAAAGGAAAATCTGTTTCAGGAAGTTTCTCATCATCATCTACCATGAACTTATCAAATAGATTAATATCAAAGTCTGCTTCCTGCTCATGCAATAAGTTATCTATTTGCAATCGAGAATAGTTTAAATACTTTTGTAAAAATCCTTTTAGATTTCCTGAACCACATCCTGCGAAACATATCCATACGCCCTTCTCAATATTGATAGAACAGGAATCTATCTTATCTTCATGAAAAGGGCATTTAATAGAAAATTCTTCTTTGTACGTAGATGGAGCTATACCTACATCTAACAATACATTTGTCCAATCAATCATTAAAATTCTCCCGCTAAAGTCATATCTTCTTTAATAGACCCAGTATCTACATCCCATGCTAGCATAGAATTATCAATGTTTAACTCTCCGTCCCGATATTTTTGATATTGAATAATACGCTGGAAGTCATTATCTTCTACCATACACATCGACAGAGCTACATCAGATGCCCTAAGTAGAGCGTCTCCAAAGGCCACATGCTCCGCTCTAGGGGGTGCATATAAATCCGCTGCATCCCTATTAGCTTGAGTAGAAACAAACATGGCTATATTATGGCTCATGACTAAATTCTTCAATCCATAGAATAATGAATGGGACTGTTCCCACATAGCCTTTTTACCATCCCCACTAGAAACTAGATATACCCCATCTAATACAATGAAATCTGGTTGATGTTTACGGACTAAGCCTGAGATAGCATCTAAGGACATTCCTTGTTGCCCCTCAATATGGTCACATATTAACATCTTCCTACCATTCAACTTAATGAGAAAATCTTTGTATGCTTCTTCATCAATAGCATCCCCATTACGTAAAGCCTTATGTGAGAAGTTATATCCCATCATATTAGCTAATACAATATCAGTCCGAAGACTGATAGAGTTAGTGGGCATTTCTGTTGAAATAAGCAGGGTCTTATATCCAGCCATCATAGCTACTGCTGCTGCATGGACACATAGCCAAGTCTTACCCATAGCTGGTCTTGCAAACAAGGATATCAATTCTCCTGGCATCCAGCCCACACCAATCTTATTGATTGAATCGAAAGAGGTGGGTATCCCCATCATGCCATCTTTTCGTAGCTCATTCTTCCGCTTCCACTCATTGTACCGTTCTAAATGACCGCTATCATAATTAGTGACATCTTCATCATAGACCAAACCTATATCTTGTAATGCAGTTACAATCTGTGCATACGCATCTTTAGGTTTCTCCAGCAGCAGAGCTTTATTCTTTTGAAATGACCCAACTACTTGTCTAAAGAGTACTTGGTCTTTGAAAGTATCGAGGGCATAATCAAACGTAAGGTTCTTTGCTGAATCATCCAAGGTAGGATAGTTTTCACAAATCGTAGTCTCACTTGGCAGTTCTCCATAACTATCTAAATATTTATTTACAAACTTAAAGGCATCCCCATGTTGTGCAAAATCTTGCGATGTATATTTAAATTTACCAAAATTCTTTTTCTCCGTTAGTCCTAATATTAACCCCGACTCAATATAATCATAGTTTTCCATTCTCTACTCCTTCTTAGAATCATAGATAATTCGATTAGAATCATTGTGCACATAGTATACCACATCAGCTTTTTCCCTAAACTTATCTACCATATCCTTAGCTTGAGCAAATGTAGTAACCGTGGCTTCCACCCATACAGTTTTACTAAATTGATGAACTGCAATAATCCGAAATTCCCCCTCAGGAGCAATACGCCCTTGAAGATCTGTTTTATCTAGACTCCGTTTTACTCTTACTAACCCTAGTTGTCTTTTTCTTTGATGCCGTTCCCTCTTTCGCATTTGTCCACTCCATTAATTCTTTTTCTAATGCTTCCATCTTTCGTTTATCTGTAGCTTTCGGGAGCCATTTAGCTTTAATTAAACGTAATTGATTCCACTTATTAATATATTCCTGTTGATTACTGGACATGATTCTCCACTGTAATTCAGGATTATCATCCGAAGATAAATAATACCTAATCCCTGCGACAAAATATGGGATGTGTACTGTAGCAGAATTCCTTTTGATACAAGACACTATCCCACACAAAATGGCAAAGACATCATGTGCATCTAATAAACCCTTTAACAATTTCATTTCATACCCTATGAATCTAGATGACACATATTCTTTGCCATGTTTCTTATAATACTCTTCTGAAAATATTCTATGTAAATCGTGGCTATTAAAATCTTCTATCGCTTTCTCCCGTTTTTCCATAATCATAAATTCCTTCTCCTTTAAACAATGCTTTCACTTTTTCTCTAAGAGCTGCCCTTATAGTATACGCTGACTCATGTAAATCTTCTGTAATTTCCTCCATAGTCAATCCTTCTAACCGCAACAGAATAAACTGTTCTTCTTTCGGAGTTACATTACTATTATTAATCAACTCTAAGGTTTCAAAATAATCGAACGAATCATCATCAACACCCAATGCCTGTTGTATTTTACTGGAGGGAGTCTCCCATCCAATTGAAGTATCTAATAATTCGTCCATACTTTGAGTCTCTATATGTTTTCTCTGTGCTCGTACAATTAAAGTACGTAACGTATTCATCATAGTAGTATGGAGATATGTATGAAATGATGTACCTAAAGAAGAATCAAATCCTTTAGCAGCCTTTAAAATTGCTATTCTTAATTCTTGAGCAATATCATCCCGATCCATATCTAATATAAAAACAGACGAAGCTAATTTCTGAACTTTAGGTTCCCATTTAATAATTAAATCATCATTAATTTCTATTTCTGATTCCATATCTTTCTCCAGAAACTTAGGGGTGAATATCCCTTAGCAATTAAATATGCATAATTAGCCATAACCCCTGAAAAACATAAGACCATTATATATAATACCCATAGAGGTAAAGGTGCAAATTTAAAAAAGGTCACCATAATACTATCCTCTATCATATGCATAGCTGTTATGCCAATCAATAACTTCCAATATAACTTATCTACATGATGATGTCCATGCATTATCTACTCCTCTGTCCTGTTATACCATCTTTCTGTCCATGATTATAACAAGATTTACTACAAAAAATATGTAAATACCCACGCCTATAACTATCTTTAATTATACGCTTTTTACGACGAAACTTTAAATGACAAAATTCACAATCTACCCAAATAAATTTAATATCTTCTTTGCACTTACCTGGGCAAACCTTTTGTTTATTAGGAGTAGGATTATTACATATTGGACAATATATCAATTTCTTTCGTTGATATAAACCCTTAGTTGGTAACCCTGCATCCTTTAATATACGAAAAATACGTTGCTTGGTTACACCAAGTTTCGTTGCTATAGCTGGTAAGGTCAGATAAGGCTGACTTTCCTTCAAAGCTATTGCTTCGCTTCGTGTAGACATTATAGCACATCGGCCTAAATAATTACTTGTACTGTCTCACGATTAAACTTATACATCTTGCTGCCCTCTTTAGGGTAACTATCGGACTGAGGTTCAAATAATTTCATGGTTCCATTTGCGAACACAATAAGATTGTAGGCATGTCCCGCATCATAGTCAATAACCAAGCCTACCGTATTCACATGGAACTTCCTATCGACTCTGGCCTTGAATGAGAAAGCAAAGTTATCACAGTCATACTTCTCAGCTACATATTTTTTATTATCTGTCCAATCCCAATCAATAATCTTTGTGAATTCTGCTTCAGAGATAGTTATATATTTCCTATCTAGCCAAGTAATATTCTTCACACCGCCCATTGCTTTACTAACATGGCCTAAAGACATATCTTTATGTCCTTTAAGTTCAGGTGGATTTAAAATATCTAAGTCATCTTTTAATTTAGTGAGTGTCGTTACTAATTCTCCCATTTATCCACTACCTCTCGTATCTCCTTAGCTATAACTATAGCTTCATTACGTTCATCTTCTAAGACTTTGATACGACGACTTAACGATTCCAGTTCTGCTGCCATTTCTTCATCCTTGGGCGCACCCGTTTTAGCCTTCAATAAAGTTAATAGCTGTTCTAGTATTTTATTCAGTGTCATCTCTCTCCTCCAATAAATCTAAAATATCCTCACAGCGTCTTTCTAACCACATATCAAACTTACATATTCTACTAGTAAAAACTAATAGTTGTATTACAACTTTCATTTTAATTTCCCTCCAATGTTTCTATTCGTGCCTTTAATTCTTTAATGGAAGCAACTAAGGGAGCGATGAAATCATTATACACTAAGCCCCAAGAAACTTCTCTATCAGGATTAAGTTCATCATCTTCATCTACTTCCTCTGTATAAATCCCTAACTCTTCGGTATATCCTTTAGACAATACCATCTCTTTCACATCTTGAGAAGTAAAACCCATATGTATCTGTGAGTCACCAATAAAGTTATATTGAATGGGGTTTAAACTTGTAATGAAATCTAATCCTTTATCATTAGTAATGGGGGCTATATTTTCTTTCAACGCAGCATCTGAAGTAAAATTAGAAGTAACACCATAAACAATTTTCCAACGTCTTATACTACTACCACTATTTCTAGTATTATTACCATCTGGATAAATTATCTGTGATTCTGCATTTTGAAGAAAACGAGTAACTCCGTTTTCCCACCGCTGTTTTGCACCTCCATTAGCTACCATAATTACACAGTTATTACCTGAAGTATCCATATACATTCCATAAGTAGTGTGGTTAGTAAAAGAATATGTAGGTGCGCCTACTGCCCCATTGCTAAGTCTGAGGGGGTCTGGCACAGAAGAACCACTGGATGTCCAATGTAAATTATATATGTTGTGAGTAGATGTGTTAGGAGAAACAATACCAGTAGTGACTGTATTACAAGCTAATACATCCCCTGCTATTGGATTATCCGTTGGCATGGAATAAATTTTAGGGCTATTTGTTGAATTTCCAGGGATGTTAAGATAACGAGATACTAAATGAATAGTTGGAGTACTTATACGGGTTGGGCCAGGAGGTTGATCATCCATACCAATATACACATCAGTACCATCAGCAGTACCTAATTGAACCCTATCCCAACTGGAGTTTGTAGCAGACATTAAAAATGACTGCACAGTTCCACTACTATTATTAAATTTAATAAAGCCCTGAGAAGAATCAGTAGAAGTGACAGTTAACCCACTAGCTCCTGCTATAACCTTCCCCCCTCCAAATTCGGCTCTACCATTCTCAGCTTTAAGTTCAAACTCTGTGGTATTAGTTGTGCCAGTACGACTAACACCTTTGATAGATGTATGATCCATTTGAATGTAGCTTTGATCGGATGAGGGGGAGAAGGTTGCATCAGCTGTCATGAAGAGGCCATCAGTGGCAGCACCCCCCTCCTTTAATATAATCCTGGCAGTATTAATTAAACCACCATTAATTGAAGTAGATGCAGAATTAATAGCAAGTACATCATCTCTACGCATCCATCCAGTACTTCCTGAAGTTACAATAGCATTTGCGCCAATGGAAAGAGCAAAGTACATAGCTTGGTCATCAGTATCTGTCCAGATATCACCTATATTTATTGAGGTAGGAATATTATTATATGTACTACCACCTCCCGTTATACCTTCTTGCCTAAATATCTTATTGTCTTCCTTTACCAGTACCCAATGCCCTGCTGCAATTGTAGTAGCGTCCACACTTTCGGCTCGATATATTTTATTACCATCATTAGTATCTACCCATATATCTCCAATGGTTACAGATGTAGGAATACCATTCTGAGCGAAGGTTTTAGCTCTATCACTATTACTATTAAGTAAATCTCCTTGTGCTGACACCGATAATTTAGCTGTCTCAATAGTTCCAGCTTTAATAGCATTAGCCGTAATAGCATCGGCTGCTATAGCTACTGCACTAAGGGTAGGTACTTTAGAATTTATAGGTAAAATTGTAGGAGACTTCTGAGTAGTATCAGTATCAATAGTTATGATGGCTACTATAAAAGCATCGTCAGTAGATGCGTCTGCAAAATCCTCTGAGAAATGAGGCTTACTATCTGTATCTGGTTCCATATAAGCAAAATACGTAGTACCCGTAGCAAAAGTAAATTGCTGATCTCCCGAACCATTTTGAACACTATTTCCTGGTACAACTGTAATATTACTAGCCGTACCCGCATCACCAAAGGAAATAGTAGCAGCGAGGTCATCACCATCATGCCATTGAACAGCATTATATAAATTATTATATGCTTCAAACGTTAGATTAGATGCAAATGGTTTAGCTCCTTTTCTTAATATAGCCGAAGTTATGGAATTTGGTTGAATAGATCTCGCAGCAGAGAGGAGACTGCTAGACAGCCCCCATACATTATTAAAAGCCGACATAAATTCTATTTCACACATACCTTGTGTGAAATCTATATTTACTTGATAGAAATTTGGCCCTGGCAATCCGATAGTTTTAACTCCAAGGGGTCTATTATCACCAGTAGTTATGTATGCTAATTCAATAAATGTATTAACCCGTGCATATCCAGTAGCCATATCATGGGTAAGCTCATCAATTTTAATCGTATGATATCCATACTCGTTGGGTGTGTCAGCTGTATCTAGAAAAAGAACATATTGTTTATACGGCTGCATAGGATTATTTTGAGTACCGTCACCCCAAGCACCTCCTGTAACCGTATACCCCGCAGTAGTTAAAGCAGCATCTGTATCGCCTGCTAAGAATTTATACAAATCCCCCGAACTATTAAGTCTAACTTGACCGCCCGACCAAGAGAACGTATTGTAATTCCTCTTACCAAGAGGAGCTACGTTAGGAGTTTCCCATAATTCATGGTCATGCCACCAATATACGCCTGTAGCAGTATAAGCATTCGCTGCTAAAGAAGCAGCATTTACAACTCTTGTGTCTTCAAACTCATATAATTGGGGAGGATCATCATCCCCTAATGTAGCTCGACCTTTAAATACTACTTCATCATTAATACCAATAACTTCTATCTGTGTACCGACCCTACCATTATTCCAAATATATTTAATTTCAGTTATAATAAAATCACCATTAATACCTGAAATTAAATTTTCACATCTAATGGACATGCCTGCTCTATAAGGCACAAAAATATTATATACATCCCCAGCTGACCATGCACCTTGATAATTGCCTTCATTACCGCCACCTAAAGCAGAGGCTAGATAAATACTGGCAGTTACATTGGTTGCGCCTGTACCAGATACATAACCTACATATCTATTGGTTCCTGAAGACCTAACTACAGAACAGCCTCTTCTAATACCATATGGAGTAGAGGGAGTAACTCCTGAAGATACTTGCTGACCATCAGAACTTTGGTCTAAGTATAGAGTTGAACCACTACTGAGTAGTGCTGCCTCGCCTGCCCATCTAACATGGGGGTAATCTTTCAAAGTAAATAAACCTTTTCGCATCCGCTTCGTAAGTTTATTATTAGCTTTTAAGAAATTATTTTCTACCCGATTTCTCAGTTCATCATACGCTGTATCGAATACAGTCAGTGTCTCACCCATGTCGAGAGTTCTTTTTCCTGTTCGCCTAGCAGGATATCCATCCGCAGCCAAACGACATTTAGCTATTTGGTCATGGGAACCATCATTATTAGGATTATCCCAATAATGACTTCGTTCATATAACGTATCATTCTCATCCATAATCATTAATATATCATGTTGAGGTTTACTTAAAATTAAAAAGTAATTACCCTCTTCATCCTGGCCCTGCCTCTCTACATTTCCCATCCAAGTTTTAGTAACCCCAGTTTTAGCAATAAAACTTTGGTTATTACTACTTTTAGGCCAAGTATGTAAAGAACTTACTTGCCTAAAACTTCGTCGTTTAGGCTTGTTAGCTGGTTGTGATTCACTGTGTAAATCTGAAGATGTGTCATTTAAATGAACAGAGAACGTTTCAAGGGTACTTTCTCCATCATTAGGTTTAACCCAAATTATAGCAAATTCTTCTCTTGCCCACTCCTTTGAATAATCATCGGTTGTATCTAATGTTTCATATAAATCATAGGTGCCACCGTATCTCTCTTTTTGATCATCATTTACTTCTTCATCCCTAAACCTCCCTAGTGTAGGAAGTATAGCTTGATCCGTACCATTAACTTTCGTATTATATTCTGCTCGCGCACGAAGAAGAAGGTTTCCTGGAGAAAGAGGCCCAGTATTCCAATCTGGTTCAACTTCTTTCTGTCCTTTATATTTCAATACTATATGAGTATAGGTTTTAGTACCATACCCTTTAAACTCAAAACCATCCTGAAACATATTACGAATTCTATCAGTCGTACCTAAGGAATCAGCCTCATTTACTTGAGCAGTAGCATATTTAACTACTAATCCTAGCGTTTCAGGGGAGGCGGTGGGATTAGCACCCCGCCTATAATAAACAAAATCTTGGTCAGGAAACATATGACCTACTGTATGTTCATGTCTAGGGTTTATTCTAGTAGCATCTAGATGAAATGTCCATCCAAAACGTTTACGATTATTAAGATTGCCATCTTCCCATTGTTGATTTTCAGCTAAGGATTGAATCTTTTTAAGTGGGGAGTCTACCTTTCTAAGGTCTGCGAAAGCATAGTCGTCGTTCTTCTTGTCCTTTTTCCAAGCATTAATAGCTTCTTCAGAATACACTAGATAATTTGGATTATTATTAACATTATGGTCAATTTTATCTGATGTTACTGATGTACCAAAAGTATCATCTATACCAGGGATTTCAATATTATCTCCCCCTGAATGTTTAACTATATTACGTATAATATCTAAACTATTCCGTGCAAAATTTGTTCTTCCACCATTAGATATATCATCATCAGGAACAGTACTAAGGTGAGTTTGCCTTAGCAGACCGTCATCTTCACTTAAAGGAGATAAATTATTGCTAGCTACAACGTCTAATAAATCTCGACAAGTTAATAATATTAAACTCCCCGCAGAAAGATCATAGGTTTCATCAATTTCTAAAACTTTGCCAACAAAAAGAGTCATAAAGGTATTAGTTTCATGAACAATTATATCAGTATGTTCATTAATAAGATTATGAAATTGACCTAATTGTGAATTAACTAGGGGATCTTCACCGAAAGTATAATTAGCAGGGTTAGGTTCAACAAAAGGTTTTCTAGGATTACTCTGCCTATTATTTAGAGTTAAATGACATTCTAAGGGAGCACCCATAATATCACTTATCTCACATCCTAATATAGGATTGCCCCCGTCATAAGCAAAAGGTTTATTAGTAGGAGTAACATAATTTCCAGAAATATAATCCTCATTAGGTACTCTAGTCTTTAATTGAACCCATTTAGTATTAGCGGTATCATAATATAAAACAGTTAACGAATCAGCCATCTATCACTCCTTATTAAAAGACCCTAGGTACAACATCTCGTCTAGACATAGACACGAACTGCATCTGACAAATCCATCTATCTTCCCGACCAGCATCTAATTGGAAACGGGCTTGTTGCAAAGCAACTTGATATGTGCCACCACCCGTAGCAAAATTATTATCATTAGCACCAGCTGTACCATCTTCTTTAACTTTCCATACGGGAAAAGAGGCATCACCTATAATTAACGTAAGAACATTATCATCATCTGCTACCCATTGATATAATTTCTCCTCCAGCTTATTTTTATATGGAATATAGTAATTATAAGATGCATCAGCTAAAGCATTATACACAGATATACTACTCATTCCTGCGTATTCAGTAGAAACACTACTATTATATATCGTACTCCCTCCAATATTATCTACAATAGCTGATACAGTAATTGCAGGACGGAAAATTCCAAAGTCTACTAGTTGGGGAGTATTTTGAGGAATAGGAATTTGAATGGGTGTTTTAGATATAGAGATAGTAATACTATCAGCTTTCAAAGCATAGCGAATAGGTTCATTAGTATTGACAGCATATTCACCTTCTTGATATGTAAGTAAAACTGAAGAATCCATTATGACCTCATCCCATACAGAGGAGAATTAGGAGTAGGTACTCGCTCCCTAGATCCTATATCACTCGCATGATAGTCGGACAATGAAATATTAGCCGACGCATCATCTTCATCCTTCTGCCTTCGTAAATAACTTACAAGCATTCCTCCTATAATAGATCCAGCGGTAGCTCCTAACATAGTTCCTATACCAGGAACCAATGAACCAGCTATACCACCAATTAATGCACCCCCAGCTGCACCGCCTGCTCCTGCTCCTCCTCCCATAGCAAAACCACCAGCAATTCCTGCTCCTACACCTAGTGCACCAAAAGCAGTTCCTCTGTTCATACCAACACCTCTAGTACCAAATGCGCCAGCTCCACGGCCCCAGCCTTGCCCTCTGGCACCCCCGCCAGCATCCCAATTTCCTGGGCCTCCAAACCTTCCTGGGCCTCCTGCTGGTGTCGTAAATGTCCCTGCTCTCATAAATCCGATTTGTTTAGCAATTAATCCCAGACCTTTCAACATACCAAAACCGAAATACTTATGTAACAACCAGAAGGGTGTCCAGAGTCCTGTTATCTTAGCTATGAAAGCTCCAATCAACCAATATTGAAGAGCCTCTCCTAGCCCTGACTTAATTGCTTGAACCCATTTATTACCTTTCAGCCATTCATTCCATTCCTTCAGCTTTTCAACGGCTTTTTCAATCCATACCTTTATCTGTTCAGCCTTTTCCTGAATCTGTGGGATAGAGTTAGCCATAGTTTTTAAGGCAGGAATAATTAAGGGCATGAATGCAGCAAGTACAACGTCAACCATCGCACCAAGGATTTGGAAAATAGTACCTAATGTACCAGTGAAAAGCTGGGACTGCTTTAATAGGCTCGCAACGCCAATATTAATACCTAGACCAGAGCGAACTGTTTTTTTAGCATGGTCAACTAATTCTTTACCATGATCAACCATCGTTTTACGATGCTTTTTTTCTTCCCTATCTTCAGCTTTTTCGTCAGCCTCACTCTTTCCGTCACCACCTCCTGGCCCACCATCACCCCTACTCTCAGGATCGCCTGCACTTTTCCAATTAAGAGTAATTCCAAAGATATTTTTTTCACCATCAATAGATCTATTTACCATTACATTCCTTGATTAATCTTACGAGTTTCACGTTCTTGAAGTTCCTGTTCATACTCTGCTATAGCTTGTAATGTCCCTAATAATAATGACACATCTTCATCTGAAATGGATGTAATCAAATCCCAAGGGACATTCGCTTTTAGCATAGTAACAATAGTCAACCAATAATTGTCTTTAAATAACTGTGGTAGATTAGATTCGTCTGGCACCCCCCTTATAAGTCTAGTTAACCTTTTTTTGCTAAGTTGGTCTGAACTCCCTCGTCACCGAAAGCTTTCGGAACCAGGGCTTCTAATGCGCTTCCTAATCTTGCATCAATAGAAACTAAAAACTTTTCATCTGTGACTCCCCAAGGGGCTTGAACTATCATTTGTCTTAAACATTCTCTGACATATTTATCGCCATCAAAATCTACAGAACTGCCATCACCCCAATTCAAACATTCAGATACAATTTTATTTCGCCTACTCCAAGGGATGGGTTTTACTTGAACTGAAAACTCATCCCCTGTTTCAGGAATTACTACTGTATAGGTTTCAGATTCCGATGACAGTATATATTTAGATATATCAAACCCTTCAACTTCAACTTCACTTTTAAATTTCTTTTGTTTAGTGGACATCCTTACCTCCTATGGATAAAACGGTTCCCTATCTCTAATCATTATATCAATATTACGAAATACAAAGTCACATGTTACTTGGAATGGGGCTTCAGTCATAATAGTATGGGGGGCTGACCGTAAGAAAGCTCCTTGTGTACCTACTCCAGTAACAGCTGTATTAGAATATCCTGATAAATCTGTTTCCCCAGGATATCGTCCTGGGATTTTAATAACAATTTCATCGTTGATGTTAGGTGCACCTTCAATAGTTCCCCTAGAAAACACTAATTCTATGTGAAAACCGTGATGCCCCCCAGTCTCTGTATAACGTCCTTCTAACAATAGTTCTTTAAAGAGTGACATAGCACTATCTCTACTAGAACTACTAGCACCCACGGTATCAGGTAAAGCTACAGTACAGTTAAGGGAATATTCTCGACGTTGTTCCCTTATTTCCGCAGGCCCACGATGGTCACCTGGGCGATTCTTAATATAGTAACGAGGGTCTTCATTATTATTTACAGTTAATGTAAAACTTCGTACCCGTGCAAACTCTATTGCCGTACTAGAAGCTACTCCTAATAACTTCACACTACCATTAGAAAAATAGTAAGGCTTAGTTGTTGGGAAAGATATGTCAGCTGAATCAATATTGTGCATTATAGCAAAACCTGGCATATTAGAAGTAGTAGTGCCTGTTAGATCTGGATATAGTTGTTGAACATTAGTAGTACTATTACGAGTACTAGTATCATGTCTAGCCTGATTATGTAACATATCTAAGAAAACAATGCTGTCCCAATTACAGGTAATCAACCCCCCTTCTTCACCAACCAGGGACATAGACCCTACTTTCCCGCCAATCCATCTTCGGTCAAAATCATTCGCTTCGTCTTCAGCACTATCTCTCATTTTAAGATGCATACTAATAGTATCTAAGTCGTTAGTTTCTTGAATATAGTGTTCAATATAAGTATCAGCAAAGGCTGTACCACTATTAGCTGTTTTAAGAGTAGCATCTGTTGCAGATAAAGCATACCCCATAATACGACAGCCCCATCCAGTAGTAGCGTTGTTCGCACCACCACCGTCATGTGCATAACGTAATGGATAATTCAATCTAACCCAAGTTGTCTGATTATGTAGATCAGTGTTATCATATCCATTAAGTATAGTACCATCCACATCTTTACCTATTTCAACAATTTGACGAATCTCTAATTTATTCCGATTTGCTTCAGCCACGGTACTCTGAGTCGTAAATATCTTATTAGTTACATCTACTGTATTACCACTATAAGTTCGTCCAGTCACTACATTCATATCAGTATAGTCAATTAATAAATGATGGCCTATACCTATTGCTGCACCATTCCAACCAATATGTGAAAGACAAATCCATACATCCCCAGGATTACTACCATTTTTTAAACCCAGTCCTAACTCGTTTACATGCCCAGTATTACCAAAGCCTATCGAATAATACCCAAGGTCTATGATACCTTTAAGTGGTTGAGGATAATTAGCATCATTATCCCCCCCACTTCCACCTCCCCCATTAAGATTAATATTTGGTGTAGAGGTATCAAGCTCACCAAAAACCTTAGGAACTTCTTTACCTATAGCAAACCGCAAAGGCCAACCATTAGTTAATACCATCCCATTCAAAGCTCCTGTAAAACTGTGTTGTCCAGTATATACAGATGTAAAGTTTCGATTAGATTGAGTACCTAAGAAATATCGAGGTTCAACTAAGGGAGTAAAATCAGGAGTATCAACAGTTTCATACACCCCTGGAATCACATTAATAAATTTTTGTTCTGAACTACCAGCTGTCAAAGTCCGAAAGACCGCTGCTTTATAATAATGACTGTAACCACTTAGGTTCCCCCAACTACCGAATCCAGAAGCAGCACTAGTATGTGTAAATTCTAACTCATCAGGATAATTAGCCGAATCGCCTCTCTCATCACTTCCATCATAACAATAATGAGCAAAGGCAAGAGGGCGGTCAAAATAGATAAGTCCTAACCCAGCACTACCAATGACTTCAATTCTTTCAATTCTTCTAATCTCTGGTTGGCACCCACCCCCAGGCGTTGTAGCATCTATATAAGGAATAGTATATTGAGCGGTAGAAATAGTACCACCACCCCCTGCTGCTCCTACCCAGTCTCTCGTATCGAAGCAAATAAAATCTCCCGTAGTTAAATGGCCCACAGGATTAACATAACAAGTACTAGCACCCGCAAGAACAGGAGGCAGAGCTACAATAATAGCCTCTAATTCTGCCCCAGATGGGCTACCATCTTCAGGATGTGCTGCTAAAGCTGTTGAACTACTAGTATAGAAAACTCCTCTGAGTACATTCGTAGCAAACTCTCTAAGAATGGCAGGGACTATAATCTCAGAATCAGCCCCAGGAAATACTTCCCCCAGTATAGTTAGTTGTGATTGATCAGGTCGTAAGACAGCCATATTTTTCCTCCATAGTCAATACCTCTAAGATATTATACCCTAATTTATGTTATTTCCAAAAGGACTGCCCTATTTTCTAGCTGTATTCCGATAGTTCCTACCCACATATTAACTTGTTGTTGTGTCTGTTCTGAAAAATTCATGAATCGTATTCGTTGAAAATTTGTAAGACTATGTATTTTAACGTGGCATATACGTCTAATCTCTCTCATCATATTATATAAACGCTGCCTATCCACTAAAGTATACACTTCTAATTCTACCATATATTGACGATTACCGTATTTATAATTACCGATAGGCTGTTCATCCATAGATGGAGTTCCAGCCCGACCAACAATTTGATCATTAACATTTAAGTCTACTCTAAAAGGATCTCCCTCTCCTGTAACTTCAATAAACCCTGGCTTCTTAGTCGCTCCTGTAACTTTATCAAAATCCCAAGTAGTATTCAGAATATCTAATACATCACTAGCTGGTAGAGGTTCAGTTGGCATTAAAAGACCTCAAAAGCTCGTAAGGTATCTAACATCAATTCAGTCTCCATAGACCATGATTCAACCTTCTGCATTAATTGGATTCTATCCGTACCACTTACTATAAGTGTCCCAAAATCTGCACTCCTCAAAACTTCAATTGCTGCCAACTTTCTAGCAGCATCAAAAACTATTCCCGCTTCCCTGGCATCGGCATGGATATCTCGTCCTGCAAGATAAGATAATTTGACAGGCATCATAAATTCACCGCCACCGAATCTCCAGATGGGAGCATTGTATGACATGAACCGTGCTGGCAGGAGGAAATATCTAGAGAAGTGTACCATGCCAACTTCTTTAAGAAGAAAGAAATCATTCATCCTGCCAGGGGTTTTAGTTTCCCAGCTAGCTCCATTCCAAATCTGTAACTTAAGAAGTTTATAAGGATCTGGCCTATCTAATTTAAAACCATTCAGATTAAAATCATGATATTCCTCACCTACGTATTGAGTTCGCCACGATTTACGAGTCATATAATCTATTCTAGATTCCGCAGCTTGTATATAACTTTCAACAGTATCTTTAGTAGGAGTTGTGCTAGTTGAAAAATCTGTAGCACCTCCCCCTACAATATTTCCTAATTGTAAAAATCTGAATACATCTCCTGTACTACAATAAGAAGCAAAAGGACGTTTTTGAATTCTATTAATAGATACAGAACCCACTACAGATGTTTGCGAAGATACTCTTATCCAATACCTACTAGTAGCAGATATACCAGTACCATCTACAGTTCCCAATGCCCAAGTACTTAATTGATTAGAGGGGAACATCTCTACACCATCCCGTGTAAAATCATAGGATGCCCCTACAGTATCATCATCCATATCATAATTTAAACGGCCCGAAGAAGGGACAAATTCTGCCCAAGTACTTGTGCCTGTAGAGAACTCCCATTTCAATACGCCGAAACTGCCAGGGGTAGCGGTATCAAATACAGCCATATCAAACTTTTCATCATCGCCTAAATATAAGAAATCACTAGTAGTAGTTAAAGCAGTAAATGCAGTCCCTAACGGAGACTGCGCTTCTAGTGACCTATCTGAATAGGTCGATGGTGTATAAGTATAAACACTTGTAAATTCCAAGCCTGCGGATGAAGGCATTATTTCTCCTTACGAAGCTATTACTTCAGGTGGGTATTGTTCGCTCCTCTCTAGATTGTCTACGTCTATTACTCCATTAGTACTCTCTTCTGGTTGTCCCTCTTGTTGCTTCCCCCTCAAGTACATAGCTATGCCATTGAGGTTATGAATCTGTTGCATGAGGGATTCCCTCTGCGTATTCAATTCATTTGCTTGCGCCACCAATTGTTCTAGCTGTTGATTTACCTGGGCCAAGTCCTGTTCCACATCTATCTCTGGCATATCGTTCCTCCTTAACTTTTGTTTCCTTATATATTATACCACACTTTACCCTTTTAATGCAGCTACTTCTGCCTTTAATTCTTGTATAGTATTTTTTAATTCTTGATATTGGTTATCCATACGTTCTCTCGTTTGCCACATTCCCGCCCAAGTAAACATCAGTCCGTTGCTGATATTGATTCCAAGCCAAGGCGTTTTACGATTGGCTAATGCCACAGGGTCTTCTTCCTTGTCATCATAGTCCATGATTCCAAGTTTCACTAAATGAGCAATATTCAAACTCTGTCCAACCGCATATGGATTAGCCATAGTTGCTAAATCTACACCAGCTTTTCTCAAAGCTAAAACGTCATCATGCCACTCCACCTCACCACAACAGGTAAACATTTCTAAACCATGATTGCCACAATTAGAACAAACATAGTCAAAGTTAGAACCCAGACCAGTGTTGAGGCTTAAAACTGGGGGTGTTCCCGACGTTACCCTGAATGTATCATTACCACCTAATGCAGAACCCTGACCTCCCAGAACAAAATAATCGCTTGCGGAGTTGTCAACGCCCATCAAGAACTGCCCGTTGCCTCCAGATATTTCAAATTCCATGTATGGGTCACCAGCAGATGAGCCTCCTGTCCTGGCACGTAATTTGGCTGTGCTGTTTGTCGTATTGCTTTCGTTGTAAGCACTAATAGAAATTTGCCCACCAGAAACCGAATGTCGCATGAGGATAGCATTAGCTGTCCACGAATTCCCAGCAACACCAACGTTTGACAGAGTATAGTTCCCAGCATCTATATTACCCGTCCAAGGAGTTTGACTCCCACCAGCATCTCCCCATTCTAATTGGGAAGTACTGCCAGAGGTTGTCTTTAAAACTTTACCAGCAGCAGGAGCAGCTGTAGGCATTGTTATGGTATAATTAGCAGCAGTTGTTCCTGTATTAATTGTGATGGCATTAGTGTTAGTACTATTTGTTAATAGGATTGTGGGGGTAGAAGTCTTAGTTATCACGACTGCCCCCGTACCATGAGGGGTGAGGTTAATAGGATTATTACTTGCAGTTGTAGTAATAGAAGTTCCATCAATAGTAATTGTATCTACCACTAATGAAGTAAGATTACTTAAAGCTCTTCCTGTAGATAAGACTACCGAAGAAGATAAGAACCCTCCCCCATCATTAGCATCCCAAGTTACTAGCCCATTCGTTGTAGTAGAGC